ATATCAAATATAAAAAATAACCCTTATACAATAGAAAATCCTTTTGGCGTTCATGAAATATTTAAAAATAGTCGTGGAGATTTGCAAATTAAAAGTTCGTATTTGGAGATAGTTAGTTGTTCTCAATGGACAACTAAGAAAAATAAAGTTCTTTATTTATATAACGGTGGTTTTTTAACAGGTGGTATTATTCGTGAATGGAGTAAAAAACCAATAGGACATAAAATAAATAAAGTTGAGGAATATAAAAGGATTCAAAGTGAAATTGATGAATTAAAGAAAAAACAACATTCATTATTTACTAAGTAACAGAGAATACAACAATGTAATTACAATGCTAAAGCCAAGGAAACCACGTTTCATTTGAGGAGGTAAATTATGGGTAAATCATTAGAATTTGTAAAAGAACGAATTGCATCAGGTCAGTGCAATGGCATGGAGAATAATAAATATAAATCCATGATTGAACAGGATATACGAGAGTTATTTACAGTTGTTAATTACACCAAAAATGGAACAATTTTAGCAGATGTACCTTATCTTAAAGGTGATAAACCTTATTTTAATGTGATTATTAAGCACGATCCAGATGCAGATTTTGAATATTTCACAATGCAACGTTGCAATTGTGATGGAACGTTTGTATTCTTTCAAGATTTAATGGGTGAGTGCATAGATAAAATGATTCATCTTAAAACCTGCAATGTAAATAAGGAGATTCCAAAAGATTTAACTGGATATTCTATCATCTATACTGTTGGTGATTTCGTATTAGCAGAAGAATTTGGAGACGAATTTGCAACTAAGGAAAAGCCTTGGATGCAGAGTAGATTTACAGCTATGTTGCCAATTAAGTTTGATGTAGTAAGGAATGGAGAATAATGTATTTTGATTTAAATATTGAAGAATGGGAGTTTAAAAATAATTATGAAGACATCTACTTTTTGCTTCATTGTTTATACAATGCAAAAACTGAGTTATACGACAGAACTCTTACTGATATGAGAAGTAGGTATGATCCGACTGAAGCATTTATAGAAGGCTGGAATAGAAGTAGATCGAATTGGTATTCCAAGAAATTATACGATAAATGTGTGAAATGCATTGAGTTAAAAACAAGAGGTCATTTTGTACACAGACATTGGAAAGAATGCGTTTGGAAGTACGAAGGTCTTTCAGCACAAGGATGGATAAATTTATATCAGCAGTTGATCAAAGAAAATAAATACGACAGTTGGATATTGGAATATATAGAAAATTGGAATATATAGAAACAGGAGAATAAATGAATATACAAACAATTGAAGGTTTAGGTTATGAAATCCTCATAACTGAGTATATCACTAAAGATGTTCAAAGAAGAACTCACAAGAAAAAGCGTATTAACAAGAAGTGGTTGAAAAGATACGGTATAAAAATTATACCAGATAACACAAAAATACTTTTAGTGAATAATACACTTATGATGACAGGAAAATGTTATGAAAAATTAAGAAAACTCACAGATAAAGACGCTGATAGTATGGAAAAATTTTTGAAAGAAGCTACTAAGAAACAATCTCAATAAAGAAGCATTTCCTTCGAATTTTTGAACGATAAAGAGAGAATATATACATAGAAAATAGAAAGAGAGGTACTGGAAATGTCAGAAAGAGCATTAGCACATGTATAAAAAATCGAATGGATAAGACCTATTGAGGGTGCTGATAATATTGAACTCATTGGAGTTTTAGGATGGGTTTGCATCGCTAAGAAGGGCGAGTTTAATGTAGGAGATATGGCTGTTTATATTGAAATTGACAGCAAGTGTCCCGAAACAGATGAGAGATTTGCATTTTTAGCAAATAAGAAATTCAAAGTTAAGACTATGAAACTTGGTAAATTTAAGGTAATTAGCCAAGGATTAGCCTTACCATTATCACTTTTCCCAGAATTACAGGATAAAAATATTGGTGATGATGTTACAGAAGCTTTGAAGATTACATATGCTTCTGAAGAGGATGCTGCAAGAAAGACCAATAAGGTTGATCCAAATGCCAAATATAAGTCAATGGTAAAGCGTAGACCAAAGTTATTCGCCAATCCAATTGTAAGAAGGATTATGAGATGCAATATTGGTCGTAAGATTATGTTTTTATTGTTTGGTCGCAAGAAAGATAATCCAAAGAAGTTTCCAGATTGGATTATTAAGACTGACGAGACTAGAATTGAGAATGCACCATTCTATCTTCAAAGTACCGAAAAGTGGATTAAGACTGAGAAATGTGACGGTACAAGCTGCACATTTGCAGTTGATAGATTGAAGAAGGGCAAGAACAAATTTGATTTTATTGTGTGCAGTAGAAATGTAAGACAGGCTGATAGAGAACAAGCTTGTTATCACGAGTCAAATATTTATTGGGAATTGGCTGATAAATATGACATTGAAAAGATTCTTACACAGTTTGCAACAGAGAATAGTTATAACAGAGTTGTGTTACAAGGTGAAGGAGTTGGCTCAGTTCAAGGTAATCCATATAAACTTACGGAGAATAAGTTATTTGTATTCAATCTGATTATTGATGGTACAAGACTTGGGACTGTAGAAATGGCTGATTTCTGTAAGAATCATGGATTAACAAGTGTGCCAATTATTGATACGGCTTATGAGTTACCTAAGACTATGGAAGAGATGAAACTTGAAGCTGATGGATATAGTGAATTAAATCCAAAGGTTAAGAGAGAGGGATTTGTATACAGATCACAAAATGGTCAGCAGAGTTTTAAAAATGTAAGTCGTGAATATTTATTAAAGCATAACGGATAGGAGTTATTTATGAATAAACCTGCACTATGGATCATGTGTGGTTTGAGTGGTAGTGGTAAATCAACCATTGCTACTCAGATTGCCAATGAGAATCCAAATACAACAATCGTATCATCCGATGCAATTCGTGATGAATTGACTGGTAATTACGAAAATCAAGAACATAATGAAGAAGTATTCAAAATTTTTCATGATAGAATTCGCAAGAATTTGGAGAATAAAAAGAATGTAATTGCAGATGCAACTAATCTAACTATGAAATCTCGCAGAGCAATTATGATGAAAGTGAATGGATTGGACATCAGAAAAGTATGCATGATTATCCCAAAACCGTTTGAACAGTGCAAAGAAGATAATTTACATAGAGAACATCCTGTACCTGATTTCGTGTTGGATAAGCAGATTAGAAAATTTCAGATTCCATTCTATGAGGAAAATTTCGATGCCATTAAAATTTATGATATACATAAAAAACATAAATTATCCGTGCCAGAAATGATACAACAGATGGACAATTTTGATCAACAGAATCCTCATCATACAATGACGCTGAATAAACATTGTAGAAATACATATGAGTTATTTTGTAAGAAGAATTATCCATTAGAATTTAACATAGCTGCAATATTGCATGATTATGGAAAACTATTTTGTAAAACAACGGATGAAAATGGCATAGCGCATTTTTACGATCATAATTCAATCGGTTCGTATTTGGTGTTAGAAAACTTAGTTGGCGAATATAAATATGGTCTTTTAGACATCTGTTTCCTTGTTAATTACCATATGATGCCTTTTAACTGGATTACTGACAAAGCGAAGCGGCGTTGGAAAGAAAGATTTGGAGAATATAAATACAAGATGCTTTTAGATTTTAACGAATGTGATAGAGCGAGGAAAGGAGAATATTAAAATGGCAAATAGATTATTATTTGAGAAAGATGTTATTAGAGCAGTTGATAAACATACGAATGATGATAGTCAGTTAGATGATGATATTAGCTGTATTCTTGAAGAATTAAAATCACCAATCCTTGTAGGTTCAAAAGACGCATTAAATAACTTGAAGGCAGAGAATAAACCAGTGCAGAAACAGAAACGAATTGAATTATTCGAGAATGAGGATGTCGTCTTAGAGCAACGTGGTAACAGATATTATTTATCTTTGTATGATAAAGAAGGAAAATTCCAAAGAGAAGTAACTATTGATGTGAAAGACGATTACAAGGTTGAACTTTGCAATGGTAAGTAAATTCAGGTTTCCTTGATTATAAAGAGAGAATATATTAATAGATAAACAAATGCAGAAAGGAATAAAATTATGAAAATTATTGAAACAGGAACTACATATAAGGTGTATGGTGAAGATTTAGTCGTATTAGACAATCTGCCAGCTCAGACATATAAAGTTGGATGTGGTCAGTTTACAGGTTTCTTCTTAGAAAAGCAGCATGATTTAGAGATTAAAGAGGATAAAATCTACGGAGTTCATGAAGAAAAAGCGAATAAAGTATTAAACAGATTTAAGAAGTCACGCAAGAATTTAGGTGTAATTCTCAGTGGAGATAAAGGGATTGGAAAGTCATTGTTTGCAAGATTATTGGCACAGAAGGCAATTCAGAATGGAATTCCTGTTATCCTAGTTGACGATTTTATTCCTGGAATTGATGATTTCTTAAATGATATTAAGAATGAAGTGCTTGTGTTATTTGATGAATTTGATAAAACTTTTGCTAGAAGTAAAGATAAAGATCCACAGTCAAAGATGCTTTCATTGTTCGATGGTACAAGTTCAGGTAAGAAGTTATTTGTTGTTACATGTAATAATTACAGAGATTTGAATGAGTATCTTATTAATAGACCAGGAAGATTCCATTTCCATTTCAGATTCGAATATCCAACGGCAGATGAAGTAAAGGATTATTTGAGAGACAAGCTTGATGAGAAGTACCATTTTGAAATCAACAAGGTAGCTTCATTTTCAAGAAAGATTAAGTTGAACTATGATTGCCTATCAGCGATTGCACTTGAGTTAAATGAGGGTGAAACATTTGAAGATGCTATTAAGGATTTGAATATTGTTAATACATCCGAAAGACAGAATGCATACAAACTTACATTGTTCACAGAGGAAGGTGTTGTATTCAGTTCAAATAATGTAAGAATTGATTTATTCAGTGGAGAAAGCAATAATATTTGGATTGAGGACTCGGCAGACAATGGTGTTTATATTAAATTCCGTGGTAATAGTGCAGCATTTAATAATAAATCAAATTCTTTTGTTTTACCAAATGATAAATTCAAGGTCGATTATGATGAAGATTACATTGATGAAAAGTTGAGAGATATGTACAAAAATCTTCATTATACTTATGCCGAAATTACTTTAGATTATGGTAATCGTATTCACTACAACTTAGTGTAACTTCACAAGAAAGCAACATGTCTTTGGATTTGAGAAAAGAGGTGATTAAGTGGATAATTATAAGAGGCTTATTGATTCAACAGAATTACAGCAAAAAGTATTGGATTATATTGCTTCAGAAGAATTTAATAAAATGGTTGATTCTACTGTATTTAGAGACGATAATCAGTGCAAATTAGCTATCATTCACGGAATGGCTATTGCATCTATGTTGACATGTAGATGTAAACCACTTTATATAAATTTTAAGAAAGAGGATATAAAGCATGGTCATTGGTTTGCATTAGATGAATGTGCAAATGAAGGTGTATATTGCTCAGTTTGTTGTAAGAAAGTATATAAATTAAACTATGCGAATCAGAAGTTGAAATCAAAGTATTGTCCTAATTGTGGCGCAATTATGGATGAGAAAGATATTACTGAGACTGATAAAAATGATGATAGACCACAATGTTGTAAGGATCATGATAAATATTTCTCGACATGTGATACTTGTGAGTTTGGAGAATAATATATTGGAGGTGAAACTATGATAAGTAATCCGAAACATGGATGGAGTAATTTTGATTTAAAAGTATTTCATGGTACACCGAGCTATTTAACAGATGTGCCAGTAGATTTATTAAATGCCTTTATTCAATATCGCACAACAGGTACAGGGATAGCATGGTTTGATGAAGAGGGTACTGAGTTTACTTTAGTTATTACCCCATATTCATTATTTGTTATAGAAGAAAAAGATGAGCCTGTATTACACAATTTTTCTGAAATAAACATAGATAATTTAGAGAAAGAACTTATAGAAGACATTGAGAAAGATTTGATTGGTTGGTCAGAATTCATTACTAGCGATGACAGAGAAGAAGTAATTATGCATAGAGACGAGATAAGAAATAAAATCGCCATGTTGAAAGAATTAAGGAAATAAGAGGTGAAATTATGCTTGGGAAAGATGAATTGATAGTCTTTGAATATGCGAATAAATTAAGAGGTTTGAGGGCGACTGCAAAACTATATGATGAAGCGTTTGTCAATCATCCAATAGGTAATGAAAGCATTAGCGATTGTTTGATTATTGGATTTGATAAACATAAGGGCGAACAAACTTGGATGTCTATTGGTAGAAAAGATGGAGACACATTGGACATTGTAAACATGATTAAGGATGAAAGAGCAGAAAAATTATATAAACAGCTACTTTCAACTCAAAAATCAGTTTCGCAGTAAACCAATCTTTCTTGTGAAAATTTTTAATCATATCTAAGCCATTCGGCTATGGGAATCCCGACAAATAAGAGAATAGTACAGTGTAACTAATAAAAATATTACATATAAAGGAGATTTTAAATGAAGAACACAAATTGGAAAGTGCCAGTAATTATTGGCGTAGGAGTATTAGCAGTTATTTTAATGATTGTATTTGGTGTACAGAGTTCGCAGAATAAAGCTATTGCACTTGAGGAGCAGGTAAATACAGCGTCATCAGATATTAAGGTGCAGGAAAAGCGAAGAGTTGACCTTGTGTATAATCTTGCTGATTGCGTAAAACAGTATGACAAACATGAAGCTGATACATTAACAGCAGTTGCAGATGGTCGTGGATCAACAGGAGATATTGAGAATGTAACAACAGCTATTACAGCAGTTGCAGAAGCATATCCTGAGCTGAAGTCAAATGAGAACTATAAGACTCTTATGAATGAGTTATCTATGACAGAGAATATGATTGCAGAATATCGCAGCAATTACAATAAACAGATTAAGGAATATAAGCGATATGTGAGAAAGTTCCCTACAAGACAGTTTCTTGGATTGCTTGGATATGAAGTACAGGAATATGAGTATTTGGATTACAATGCACCCGTTGATGCTCCACAGGATTTGTTTAAAGAGGATTAGTATATGAGATATGGTTTTGATTTTGGCGATTTTGAAATAACAAAACGTGAAATCTTGGCTAGTATCTCTATCATTGCAGTTATGATTCTGTTTGGTATTCTGATTTCTTCCAAGATTTCAGAACACCAAATGGATAAAAATGAAATTTATAACAAAGCTGTTAAGATAGAAAGTCAAGAAATGTTCCAATATGGAATGGATACAAATGTTGGTAATGCGTTTGTATATGGTGACTTGAAAGCAGTAGATACAGTTACATATCCTGAAATTGGTGGAGAATATATGTATGTAGAAAGAGTCAAAGAGCGATACACAATGCATACAAGACAAGTAGCTCATACGAGAACTGTTAATGGCAAATCACAAACTTATTATACAACAGAAACATATTGGACTTGGGATAGAGTCGGAAGTGAAGATATTAAGTGTAAAGAAATATCATTTTGTGGAGTAAATTTCACAAGTAATAAGATTGATTTACCTGGTACTGATTATATTGACACAATTAAAGAGTCAAGTCATGTGAGATATAAGTATTATGGTGTTGACACTGAATATAAAGGAACAATTTTTACAGATTTAAGAGATAAAACTATTCCAGATAATACATCCTTTTATAATAATTCGACTATTGCCGAGACGATAGAAAGGTTAGAATCTGATTTTCCAATTATTATTTTCTGGATCTTTTGGGTTATTTTAATTTGTGGAATGGTATTTGGGTTCTACTATTTGGATAATAGGTGGTTAGATTAGCAAGAAATTTTTCTTTCTTGGGAGGTGATTACTATATTTCGTATAGAGAAAACTGAAGTTGTAAATGGATGTGATTGTTGGGGAAGACCAGAATATGATGATGTATATAAAGTTTATTGTAATGATGAATTTGTATGTCGTATGTCAAGTGATCCAACAGTATTAATTGATAAGATAAATGATGTTTTAAATAATTATAGGAGAATAATTATATAAGGACAGCTAATTAATAAAACAGTATTATGAAAATCGGAGGAAAAAGAATGAAAAGAGGAGATATTATTGAATTAATTGAGGATACAAC